GGTTGTAGCCGGCCGCCCAAGCAATCGCCGTGCCTTGATAGGCGAGCGCATTCCACGGGTAGGTCGTCTCCAGGTAGGGCCAGACAGGCTGTGGCGTCTCCCCAGGAACAATGCCGATCCCAAGTTCTGGCGCCACGTAAACCGAGAGGTCTTTCCAAATCCAACCGACGCCGGCGATGGGTCCCTCACACAGCGCCATGATGAGGTCGGCAGCATATGTGTAGCTGTTGGCCGCCGCCGCGGCGCCGCCCAGCAGACCGCCCTTGCCGCCGATACCCTTGCCGCTTGAGCCCGGAACCGCCCTGAAGTTAGCGAACCAAATGACGTTCGGGGAAATCTTGTTTTGCCCCCAGACAATCGGAATCGGGAGCGTCGAGGTCGAGGTCTGGATCTGAAGCGACGTGAAGTCAGGCTTTGCGTTGTCGGTGCGACGAAGGAAACCCATCGATCAGCCCCAGAAGCTAGCGAACTTCTTCGGCCTGGAAGACAGCTCGGCCGACGCCGGGACGATGTCTTCGATGACCCGACCCGCATTCGCGAAAGCGTGGATGATAGAAAGAGGCTCGAGCCGGGAAATGATGCCCGCGTGGGCGAAGCACCTGCCGATCTTGAATATGATAACTCCGCCAAGATCTGGATCCCTGACCTCTTTAGCTCTCCCAAGGAGGAAGTCGAGGTAACGTTCCTCGTTCCGATGCAGAAACCAGTCGCGTGTATACGGTCGTGGATCGAACCGTTCGACAAGTCCCAGATCGCAATAGATCCTCACGAGGAGCATGGCGCAGTCGACACCGTGTCCTTTGACGTCTGCAGCATGATGGTACGGTGTTCCGATCCATCCCCTCGCCTCAGCGACAACCAATCGCCTTTGTTCTCCAGCGTTCGCTGCTTTATCGACAATGAGCGGCCGATCTAATAGACAAACCGAACTCACACCGGCATCTCTAAACCGCGCTTTTCAGCGAACATTTCGAGCACCATATCCATGATGCCGTCACCCCAGTTCGTCTCGTTGTCGTGGATTCGCTGCAGCTCTTCGATGAAATCGATGTGGATTCGGAACCATGCCGGCATCGCGAAGATCTTCATGAGCTCTCGGACAGGATGACCTTCCATGGTAGGATCGTAGTGCCTGTCGCCTATCAGCGGACCGATGAAGCATTCGTCATCGCCAAACCGATAGAGACATTCACCTTGTGCCGGGCAACGGCGGCGCTGCTTGCGGTAGTGGCGCACGACGCGATCGAAGATCGTTTGTCGCGTCACGGGCTTATCGAGAATAGGCGCCGGAACCGGCTGCCCCTCGAAGATGCGTTCTGATTTCATCGTTGGCCGCGCTCTAGTACGCCACCTGGGGTGGGGGCACATATGGGAAACCACGGAAGTTGATGAGGTTGTTGAATTTGCCCTGGCATGTAGCCTGCGTGTGATCGCAGCCGAACGCCACATTGAACGCATCATCCTCAGTCGGCGCGAACGGCAGCGGATACATTAAGGAGTACGATGTCCCGACGTTCACGCTTCTGATCGTTGCGCGGACGTTGGCGTTGGCGCCGGAAGTGAAGACGAGTGAGCCCTGCGCATCGCCCGCGCGCGCGCCGGAGAAGTTGATTGTGTTTGAGTTGGAGCCGGCGCCGACCGTTCCGTCGAGCGAAAACGTTCCCCGAATGATGCCGCAGCCTGCGTCATAGAGCACATGCAAGCACGTGGGTGAAAAGAGATTCTTCGGCATGTCGTAGTCAAGGATCACGAGATCGCTCGCGACCGTTACCGTGGCTTGAGTGCGCCCGACGCTATCGACAGTCGAAATTCGTCCCTGGAACATCCGTACGCTGCCGCCGACAGTCCCGGCAGGCGCGGAAAGGAAGACGCGGTCGCGAAACACGGGGGCGCCGTCGAAGGCGCCGTCGCGGAGCGCGATGAGGAAGGGCGCGCCATTTATGATGTCCGTTGGGCGCGCGGCGATGGTGATTTGCTGCTTGTCGACTTCAAGGCCGACGCTCCCCTTGTATTTGAGACCGGAGACGAGCGGCCCGCTCGCACTGAAGACCGAACCATTGAAATTGATGTCGTAGTCGACGTTCGTCCAGGTGTATGGCGTCCCTGTCGCGGTGGTGAAGGTAAAGCACTCGGCGAAGGCGAGTGGTGCGTCCGGCGCCGAACGGGCGGCGTTGATCAAGCTGGTGACGGCGGTGGTGGCCTGTTTCATGACTAGAGGGCGTCCAGAAATCTGTCATCAGGAGTTTTTCGCAGCAGCGCTGGCCAGGAGACCAAAGAATCGGAGACCTTCGTCTGGCGCTTAGTTAGCTGCCCGTTGACGGGGTAATCCATCTGTTGATGACTACGTTGGCTCTGCAGATTTCGCGCGTGACTTTAGCGCCGGGCGCCAATGGGGCGGAAGAGCCCGCGACGAATGCACATCGAGTTCGACGGGTGTTTGACCAAGCACCCGCGGCTTGGCCCGAAGCGTTACGACGTCCTTACCGTTTTGAATTTGATGCTGTCGACCTGCCATAGGTTCGACATGAACTCCTCGAAATCCTGGTCGTCAGAATCGAACCGGCATTCGAAGGCATAGGTGAAAGTCGCGGCAATCGACACCCCTGAGCCGGGCGCAGCTGCAAACACGAGGGAGTTAGGAGCGGACAACGACCAGCCGGACGGCTGATTGACATTGTTCAAATAGACGTTCGAGACGCTGGTAACCCAGCCAACCGGCTCGAGGAACGCGCCCATAAAGCGGCTGAAGGTGAAGGCCGTGGTTGTTCCATCTCCGGTGGCGAAGGCCATGTTGGTCGCCGCACTGTCAGTTGGATCGGCGTAGAGGAAGGTTCCGAACTGCCCTTGCATCTGGAGGAAGAATCCCATGAGGGTCTGCAGGGAATTGGCGCCGGCTCCGGGATAGGAAGTTGGCGATGACGACAGGGCGTCGAAGGTCAGCTCAAACTGCCAGATCGGATTTTGATAGAGAGCGTCGCGAACCTCTCGGCCAGAAACGTGGCTCGCGACCACCGTGGAAAACAACGGCTTTTTGTGGACGCTCCAGCCGAGGCCGGCCAGCGTCGGGAACGTCGGCGGCGTGGCCATCTCACGCCCTGACCGTCACAAGCCGAACCGTCCGGAGCGCCCAGAGCATCGTCATAAACTCCTCGAAGTCCCGCACGTCTTCCGCGAACCGGCAGAGCCAAAGAATGCCAAAGTCGGCCGCGATACCAACGCCAACGCCCGGCGCCGATGTGAACGTGATCTGGGGTAGATATCCGCTTGATACGGACCATCCGTTCGGCTGCGCGACCCCGTTTAGATAAACTGCGGTAACGCCGGATGTCCCGTAGACGGGGCCGGTGTAGGAACCGATCGAGGCCACCAGTGGGAAAACCGTCTGCGAGCCATTACCAGCCCCGATCGGCTGACCAATGACTGCAGATAGACCGGGCGGCTCGATCCAGAACGGTGTGGCCTCGCCACTTGCTTGTTCGAAGAACCCGGCGATGGCCTGCAATTCAAGATGCGCGGCGTCTGTACGCAATAGGTCATAGGTCAGATCGATGTCGAAATAGGGGTTCGCGAACTGATGGATCCGCGTCTCCCGTCCGCTTACATGCTGACCGATCTCCGTTTTGAATTTAGGCTTGATGTGGACGGACCACGCGAGACTCGGTCCGAGCGCAAGCACTGGGAAGTTCGGAGGGGTTGGCGGCAGGCTCGGCACGGGGGGCGGGAGGACAGCACGGTTCGTCCCGATCCAAAGTCCTTGGGCCCAGTTCCCGGTGTCGCCCCAGGCGCTGTTAAGTATCGGGAATGTGGGAAACGGTCGAGCATCCGTATTCCAGACGCAGCAAAAACTCCAATTGAGCATCGATAGTCCACCGACGCTTTCATTGTTCCCGTCAACATTCCAGTATTCGTAGACAGATTGAAGCGCCAGGGCCTGGATGGTGTCGTCACGCCTTGGAAGATAACCGAGCTCATTGGCAGGATCCCAAATCGACCAGTAGGCAGTGAAGCTTTCTGTCGATTTCGGATCAAAGAAGACATTTGGCTGGTTCGTCGACTTGTCGCACGCGGCGAACCCATATTCCAGCGTAATGATCGATTTTGAGTTCGGCGACCATTTGGTTTGAGGCCCGTGTGGCGCGAAGCCCTGGCCATCGCCACTATCGTAAACTGCCTGATGTATATTGCTCCACCACCAACGTAGCTGCTTGTTGGCTAGAATTTCCTGCTGGGAGAAATAGTTGTTTCTGGACTGTATTAAGCGATCGCCTTCCGGCAGGGATACCTGTAAATCGGTTCCATTTGGATCAAGGCCGCGGCCAAGATTATTGCTATCGTTGTAGAACCAGTTAAAATACTGTCCGCCCTCGATGTTGGCTTTGAGGTATGATGTCGAGTAGATCGTTGGCGGCCCGCTCAAACCCAAGCCGTTCAATTGTGTCGGCCCAGGGGGCCAGGCTCCAGTGAACTTCGGCTCTTTCCAGTTCGTCGCGTCCAAACCGCCAGGGCCAGTCGTCCAGTCCGTCAGCGGCATGTAGTTGTCGAAGCTAACGAAATCAATGTTTGCATTGGCCCAAAGTTGATCGAGATGTGGCCACTGTCCGTTAGCTCCTGCGTGCTGCCACCCCATCCAACTCGACCAGTCGGCCGAATAGGTGATTAGATTCTCTGAGGTCGCCGAGTTTTTGGTCAATCCGGCATTGTCGAATGTCGTCCTGACATCGTCGGCGAGCTGATTGAGGGCCGCGACCATCGGGTAGTCCCAGATCGCATTGCCCGAACCGTCGACAGCGCCAGGCTTCGTCCAGGTCGGACCACGGAGGATCTCGAGCCCACGAAGCTCCGAGCCGATCACGAACAGGTTCACTCCGCCCGCGATTACGCACAAGTTCGCGTAGTGCAGGATCATGCGCCGGAACGTCCAATCGAAGAGGCCCGCCGCGCCTGCATAACCGACCGTCAGATTAATCGAGTCCCGAATGAAGTCGCCGGCCGCGGCATTGCCCATAAAGGAAGCGACATCATTCGTCGCCGTTTGGGTTAGATCACCTGGCGAAGTAATGCGGCCGCGCCATGGAAACCCAGAACCTGTGCCGAGCAAAAACGGATAGAAGACGACGTTGAAACCTCGGCTTCTGAGATCGCGGATGCATCGCACCACGCTTGGATCGCTCGGAGTGCCGCCGTATACGAAACTGGTTGATCCCGGCAGCGAGGGGAGGGGGATTAGCCCTGGGAAATCCTGTTCGGTGAGGCCAGACACCTTCCAGTTGACCGGCGCGAAGGCCGCGCTGTTCCACTGTTCGAACTGACCAAGGATGAAGTTCGTCGACGGGTAGACCCGGCAAGTCGACGCGTCTAGCGAATCGAAGAACCACGCAATGACAAGGCTGACCGTTTTGCATTCGGGATGGTCAGCCTGGAATTGCGTGATTGCATTTGAATAGTCAGTAGGCGCGCCCGGCGAACTGCTGAAGAAATTGAGGATCGTCGCGTTATTGAGCCCGCTCGACCCGCGTTGAAACCCGACCGCCGAGATTGTGTCGTAGGCAAACTCGCCCGTTGACGGCAGCAAATGAACGCCGGTGACGGTTGGAAACGTCATCAGCGTCCATTGAGCCGTTTCAGACCAAGCGCAGCGCCGTGGCGAACCGCCTGGTCGAGCGCTTTCGCCATGCCCGAGCCATTCTGGCGCATCCAGGATGCGACCGATGGGCCATCGATCGCATTGACGTGGAAATGTGTGGTCGGATGAATCGCAACTGATCCGCCGCCTCCTGCGCCACCACCGTTTGGAGCGCTCGTCAGCATCTCGCGTAGCGCTCCGGCAGGCCCGGCGGGCATTACCAGCTCGTTCTGGTGTATGAGCGCCAGTTGGTCTCTCGGCACCTGCCACATTCCGATATCAGCGGATGCAACTGTGCCTGCCATACCGGCGACCGTCGCCTGGGCCGCCGCGGCCGGACCGGCGGCGAGCGGCCCCATGAGGGGTGCCAGAAATCCGAACACTCCGGCGAATGTTTCCGCGCCTGAGGAGAGGATCGATCGCACCATTGCCGCGCCTTGCGCGCCGAACGAGGCTGCGGCGCCGCCCTCTTCTGCACCCGTGCGCGCGGCGACCCCCGCTGTCGTCGCGGCAGTCTTCATCGCCTCCGCCAAGATG